GGTCGTTGTCGTACCGGACACGCCTTACCTTGAATTAGAAACAATTAACAAAAGCACATTGCATACAAAGATTAATTTTCTTATTTCCGTCGCGGTTGCATATAACAGTAATCCGGCATCGCTCGACAATATCGAGCAACTAATCATGAGTGTTCTAGCCGTGATACCTACTGGGTATGTGGTTAGCACGGTCGAAAGGCCAACAGTCACACAAGTTGGGGCATCAACGCTGCTTATTGCAGATATTCGAGTCTCTACCTACTACACACAAACTAGCTAAGGAGTAAACATGGCAACAGTAGTCATAACCGGTCGTGATATTTCTTTGTCGTTCACAGGTGGAACAGACATCGAAGCTCAGGCCACTAATGCAGTATTGACAAAGGTTTTAGATCGTCAGGTATATCAGACGCTTGACGGCGAGGCATATAAGACGGTCAATTCGACCGCCGAATTTCAGCTTGATATGCTGGCAGACTGGGGCAAAGCCAACTCAGTATGTGAGGCAATTTGGACAGCGTGTGACACCGCGCCAGATACCGACATTTCAGTTACTTTAACCGCTGCAACAGGCGCACAGTTTGTCTTTCCAATCAAGCCGTCATATCCAACAGTCGGCGGCTCCGGTATCGATGCACAGACCGTCTCATTTACTTTCCTTGTATCAAATGCATCAGTAACAGAGACATTTAGCTAAAAACTACTAGATCGGGAGCAAAAAAATGCAACAGAATATAACAATTCAATATCAAGATGGGTCACAAACTACATACACAGTACGCCCACCGGATTACGCCCGCTGGGAGATGACTACCAAAAAAGTCATTTCCCAGTTTGGGGGTATGTGGGATATTTTGTACGTAGCTCATCTAGCTTACAAGCGCGACGCTGGCACGAAGGCCACTAAACCTTTTGAGGCATGGATGGAATCAGTCAGCGACGTAGAGGTGGGCAACGATGACCCAAAAGCCATCAACGAGGAAGCGTCGGGCGACTCATAGTTGAGCTGGCGATAGCCACGCAAATACCGATGGTTTACTGGCAAAGCGCTGAGGACATATTAACGGCAATCGAGGTTTTAGAGGCTAGGAGCGGCAATGGCAAATGATCCAATTGCACTAGACCAGACCGAGCTAAGAGCCGTATTTAAGGCGCTCAAAAATCTGCCAGAGGCGGCTAACGAAGAAGCGAAGCGACAATCTGGCGCATTAGCAGAATACGCGCGCGGGGAAATTATTCAGACCGCAAACGGCCTGCAAAGTCGTGCGGTAGCTGGTCGAATTGCTTCTGGTTCAAAGGTGAAGAAATCTAGCCGTATTGGTGAGATAACTTTGGGCTACGCATCGCAAAAGTTTAGCGGTGGCGCGACTACTAGAGATATTTGGGGCGCATCAGAATTTGGGTCGAACAAATACAAGCAATTTCCTGTTTGGTCGGGTCGTGAAGGTAGAGGATCGCGTGGTTACTTTGTTTATCCGACATTGCGTAGAATTCAGCCTCAAATCATCGAGCGTTGGACAGCATCATTTAGCAAGATACTAAAGGAGTGGGGCTAATGGCTACAGGTACACGGTCGTTAACGCTCAAGCTTCTTGCCGACGTCGATAACTTTACAAAGAATCTAAAAGGCGCAGATAACGACGTCAAAGGGTTTGGCGATAAGGTCACAGACTTTGGCAAGAAAGCCGGTTTAGCCTTTGCAGCTGCCGGCGCAGCGGCCGTAGCCTATGCAGGCAAATTGGCCATCGATGGGGTCAAATCAGCCATTGAAGATGCAGCCGCGCAAACTAAGTTAGCCATAACCCTTAAAAACGTCACAGGGGCTACGGAAGCCCAAATAGCGGCTACTGAGGATTACATCACCAAAACATCTTTAGCGTTTGGCGTGACCGATGACGATTTAAGGCCAAGCATAGAGCGCTTGTCTAGAGCCACCGGTGATTTGCAAAAGGCTCAAGAGCTACAGACCATAGCCATCGACGTTGCAGCCGGTAGCGGTAAAAGTTTAGAAGCCGTTACAAATGCGATGGCAAAGGCCGCCGAAGGCAACACCGCATCATTGGCAAAGTTGGGCATTGGACTTTCAGCGGCCGAGCTAAAAACCATGTCGCTAGATCAGATTACCGCAAAACTAGCCGATACCTTTGAAGGTCAGGCAGCGGCAAAAGCTGACACATTTGCAGGCCAAATGGTGCGCCTACAAATAGCGTTTGACGAAGCTAAAGAAACTGTCGGCGTATTTATTTTGCAAGCCATTACGCCTATTGTGGAAACTATTGTCAATAAGGTTATGCCGGCGCTATCGAGTTTTATCAATGGCATAGGCGGTACAGATGGACTAAAGAGCGCATTTGATTTATACGCAGACGCAGCTAAACGTGTGTTTATTCCTATTTTTGACGGTATCAAATCAGCGTTCAATAACATTAAAAATGCGGTCATGAATAACAAAGAAGAATTCATTTTACTGTTTAATTTCCTTAAAGATTATGTAGCGCCGTTTTTTGGTGGCGCGTTAAAAATTGCTATTCAAGGCATAGGCATTGTGATTTCTGGGGTCATCGAGACCGTAGGCGCTCTAATTAGAGGATTTGAAAGGGTCATAGAATTAAGCAAGGCTATTGGTCGTGGCATTGGAGGTATCTTTAGCAATTCCTCATTTGAGTCAACCGCGTCAAGTGCGCCAGCGCCATCAGCGTCAATGGCGTCACCTTTCATGCCGTCAATGCCAACAGGTATGGTGCAACCGCGTGTGCAATACGTCAATCAAGTCACGGTCAATGGCGCTATAGATAGCGAATCGACCGCGCGCCAGATCGTAAGCGTACTTAACGACTCACAGGCTAGAGGCACATTAGGTAGTCTGGCGCTGGCATAATGACCGCATACACACCCATTTATCGCGTATTGGTAAACGCTCAAGAGATAACCGACGTCACGGTTGCAAATCTTGTCATTACTAGCGGCCGCACAGATATTAATTCCCAGCCCGTAGCAGGCTATTGTCAGGTGCAATTATTAAACTTTGATAATTCTGCCTATGACTTTACCGTTGGTACAAGCATTACCATCGAGGTCACGGATACGCTTGGCGTTTACGTGCCTATTTATGGGGGCTACATCACAGACTTTACAACCGCAGTAAATCGCACGGGAAATTTAGGCTATACGACGGTCGTGCAGATTACGGCGCTTGGCGCATTGTCTAAGCTAACCAAAATAATTGACGCAGGCGTTTTGTCATCAGATCAAGACGGCGACCAAATCTATAGCCTTTTAGATAATTATTTATTGGGTGAGTGGCAAGACGTACCGGCAGCGCAGACATGGGCAGCCTTTAACCCGACGACTACATGGGCAAACGCGTTAAATTTAGGGCTAGGTGAAATTGACAGGCCGGGCGATTTTCTTATGATTGCCAGAAGCTCCGATGAAACCGACCTTTACAGTCTTTGCAGCGCCATTGCCACAAGCGCGCTTGGCTTACTGTATGAAGATGCTAACGGCAATATCGGCTATGCAGACAGTACCCACAGGCAGGATTATTTAGCCGCCAACGGATACACGACCCTTGACGCTAATCATGCAAACGGCGTAGGGCTTGCCGTGACTACACGCGCAGGCGACCTACGCAATAAATTTGCCATTACCTACGGCACAAGTGGACAGCACGTCTATATTGCTGAGGATGCTCAAAGTCAGCTTGATTACGGCGTCTATGCTGAGTCATTTTTATCACGCATTAAAGATGCGTCAGATGCGGAATTATATGCCGACCGGACTATTGCCCTACGATCAGAGCCATATCCTAAATTCCAAAGCATCACTTTTGAGCTGGGAAACCCAGAAATAGACGACGCAGATCGTGACGCGTTGATTAACATATTTGTCGGTCAGCCGGTATGGATTCAAAACCTGCCACCGAATATCAGTCAAGGGTCATTTGAAGGTTACATAGAGGGATGGACATTTAGAGCCAGCCTTAATAATTTGACCATAACTTTTAACGCGTCACCGGTCAATTTCAGTCAGGTAGCGGTAAAATGGGAATCAGTCAACCCAGCTGAGGCATGGAATACTCTAAGCCCGACGCTGACATGGCTTAACGCGATAGGAGCAGTGGCATAAATGGCAACTACAACCCCGAATTTTGGCTGGTCTGTACCAACCTCAACCGACCTAGTAAAAGATGGCGCAACGGCCATTGAGCTATTAGGTGACTCAATCGACGCATCATTGGTTGATTTGAAAGGTGGCACTACTGGTCAAGTGCTATCAAAGGCATCAAATACTGACATGGACTTTACATGGGTTACAGACGCCGCCGGTGACATTACTGGCGTTACGGCTGGTACAGGCATTTCAGGCGGTGGCACATCTGGCACAGTAACAGTCACTAACTCAATGGCGACCGCTATCGATGCTAAAGGTGATCTCATTGGTGGCACAGGTGCGGATACTTTTAGCCGTTTAGCGGTCGGCGCAAATGGCACAGTTCTTACCGCTGATTCTGCCGAAGCAACTGGGATGAAATGGGCAGCCGCTGCCAGCGGGGGTGCATTGGTATTCATTACATCTTCAACATTCACGACATCTTCTGCCGTAAATATTAATTCATGTTTTTCATCTTCATATCAAAATTATCGCGTAATTGTAGATGTTACTTCAGCTTCTGCCTCAGCCACACAGTTGGCGGTAAAATTCCGAGCATCTGGAACCGATTCATCATCGGATTACTATTCTTGGGGAATAGAGCCAAATGCAGGATCAGATACAATATTCGTAGCTCGAGGCGCAAATATATCTAATGGAATTGTCGGCTACCAGGGTGCAAACGGAACTAAAGCAGGTATGGATGTGTTTGCTCCTTTTGCATCTACACGGACATTTTTCACCACTAATTATTCATCAATTACGGCAGCACCCTTAAACATCGTTGGCTTTTCTAATGGCTGCCACAATGTTGCAAGTTCTTACGATGGAATATCAATCATTGCAGCATCAGGCACAATTACGGGCACAATCTATGTCTACGGCTACGCTAACTCATAAGGGGTAACATGAAAATCACAGAGACAGATGCATTAACAGGCGTAACAATCGAGCGCGAACCAACACTAGAAGAAATTGCTCAATTTGAAATTGAAGAAGCCGCTCGAGCAGAAGCAGCAACCGCAGCGGCTCTTAAAGCTGAAGCTAAAGCTGGACTTTTGGAACGCTTAGGCATTACCGAAGAAGAAGCGGCGCTTCTTTTATCATGACATACCCACAAGGCACGTCAGCTCTTGCCATAAGTATTGCATTGGCTGAGGTTGGCACTATTGAACAAAAGGAAAACTTAACGAAATACGGCAAATTTATGAAGGCCGATGGCCTGCCGTGGTGCGGTTCATTTTGTAATTGGGTACTGGCACAAGCCGGCGTCAAGGTGCATAGCGTTGTCAGTACGGCATTAGGGGCGCATAAGTTTAAGGAAACCTCACGATATTTTAGTGAGCCTGCAATTGGCGATTTAGCATTTATGGATTTCCCGCATGACGGCGTTGATCGCATTAGTCATGTCGGCATTGTGGTTGGTATCGATGGCAAAACCATCACTACCATTGAAGGCAATACATCCGGATCAGGAGACCAACGCAATGGCGGTATGGTCATGGTCAAGCATCGCACAGTCGGGAAAGAGGTCGTCGGTTTTGGTCGGCCTAAATATGTACCATACAAGGGCGACATGCCTATTGTGGAATTACCAACCGTAAAAGCAAAGAAGGGCAAAAAATGAATCAATTAAAACCAATGGCCGCATCATGGGGTCGCTCATTTGCAGCGGCCGCTATCGCCGTATACATGGCCGGTGTGACAGACCCAAAGGCAATTGCAGGAGCAGGCCTAGCAGCGGTTTTGCCAGTCATTTTGCGTTGGCTAAATCCTAATGACGCTACGTTTGGCATCAAGGGGAAGTGATCCAAAGCTCAAGCCGGTTAGCCCTAGTTTTATTCCTTTTGCTGGGGCTAACTGGTTGTGGGCAATATCAGGGGTGGACACGATACGAGTGCCAGCTATACGAAAACTGGCAAGCGCCAGAGTGCAACGTACCTGAATGCAAGGCGCAAGGGGTCTGCACAATAGACATATTTGGGGGCGATCCAAATGACGCGTCAAAACCGTAGATATACCAATGAACAACTTAAGGCGCGATTAATCGTTTTTATTGGCGTTTGCTTAGGTTTGGTATTTGCCATGAGCGTATGCGGGATGCTCTATGCGCTCATATTTGTCACCCAGCCTCTAGGCGCTCAAGCTCCAAACGACAAGGCCTTTATTGATTTGCTAACTACCCTGACCGTATTTCTTACCGGTGCGCTTGGCTCAGTATTGGCCTCAAATGGCCTAAAAGATAAACCGCAAATGCCAGACGACACGCCCAAAGTTACGCCCGATTCTTGACCTTGTCGTAGCCATGCTTCATGCTAAGTCTGGGAGCGAAACACAGTAGCTTCCACGGGAGCAAAAATGACAAATACATTAGCAATTCAGATAGTGGTCTACATGATCATATTGGCCGGCATAGCGTTTGCATGGGGCTATTCACAAGGACATAAACACGGCGTCGTTATAGGCCGTATTCAGGCGCGTAAGCTAGAGCGCATGGCAAAGGCGGCTAAATAACATGGCCGGCTTCCTAGACGGTTACGAGACCGTAAATCAAAAGGTACAACGCTTACATGCTACATACCCAACCAATCGCATCGAAACATCGATAATTGACTGGTCGCCAGAAAAGGGTTTTATTCTTATCGAGTGCCGTATTTATCGCCGTTATGAGGATGAAAAGCCGGCAGCGGTCGATTACGCACATGGCATGGTTGGGGCGTATAACGTACAAATGAAGCGCTGGTATGTGGAAGATACTGTCAGCTCAGCAATTGGCCGTTGCGCATCGGTCGTTTTAGGCACAGAAACTAAACCTAGCCGTGAAAACATGGAGCAGGTCGAGGAATTGCCAAAGGCATTTATTGAGGAAGATCCGTGGTCTAAGCCAATTTGGGAAGAAGGATTTGAAACGGCTAAAAGCGCGGTCGAACAGATAGCTGACCAATTAGGCGGCAAGATTCAAAGTGAAGCACCTATCTGCAAACACGGCCACAGGCTATTAAAGGAAGGCAAATCGCCTAAGACTGGCAAAGACTATAAAGGCCACGTATGTCCGGCCAAATCTAAGGCTGAGCAATGCCCGCCAATGTGGTACGTGCAAAACCCAGATGGCACATTTCAGGACAAAATCTAATGGGATACCTATACATCGAAAAGCCTAACGGCGAAACCATCACATTTGGTCAAGATGGTTCAAAAACAATTGGCAAACTAGAAAAAGATTTATGCGATAAATGCCAAACATGGCAAGACAAAACCAAAGGCCGATTTATCACAAATCAGGGTGAAATCCTTTTATGGTTATGCGAGGCCTGCAAATGAGCTACACATACACATACCTTGATTTTGGCGGCGTTGATAATTGCACATTATGTGACACAAATGCTGAGGTTTACGAATACAAACGCAACGATGGTAAAGCGGTATTGATATGCCGTCGATGCCAGATAGCGCATGAATTATGATCCGCGTCGATTTAGATAACGATATGCAGGTCGCTATCACGGCCAAAGGTCTTGAAAGGGCTATAGAGTATCGAGGCCAATGGGAAGGCACATGGGTTAAGCGTAACTATCAGACAGACCGCGAAAACCTTAACTTTCCGGCATTTGTAGCTCAACAGAGTGAAAGCTTAGGAGCTGAAGTAGCCGTAGCCAAATACTTTAATAAGCCCGTCAACCTGAATGGGTACAAGGATAAAGCCGACGTTGGCACAAACCTTGAGGTCAAATGGACTAAGTGGCGTGACGGCTCATTGATACTACGCGATCATGACCGAGCCACAGACATAGCCATATTGGTCACAGGCTCTATGCCGCGTTATTACGTCTGTGGATGGATACCAATTAGCGTGGCACGTAGACCCAATAGCAAACGTAGTGACGGCTCTTGGTGGATAGGCCAACAGGATTTGCATCCAATGGTCAACTTTGCAAGGAGCAGCTATGCAGATCAAATATAATTGTAAGGTCGAAAGTAAGCTAACCACGCACAGCGTACGTAAGGTAGCTGACACATTGCCTCGATATATGCAGGTAATCGAGTGCAATGGTTGTGGCTTCCTCAGCATGGCGGTCGTAGATTTGGAGACGGCATATCATGGCGATTTATGAGTATCGATGCGATTTGTGTGGTCAAGTTAAGAGCGTAGCTGCATCAATGGATGACACACACACCATACCTAATTGCGACAATTGCACAATCCTTATGTCAAGAGTGTGGCAATCAAACCCAGTTCATTTCAAGGGCGACGGCTGGGGGCATCAATGACCCTGTGCATAACCCTGTGGACAACACGCCGTGACCCCGCTCAAAATCCTGTGGATAACTCAACCTATTTGACAGGCCTGCTACCATCCAGCGATGAAAGCAAGCCGGTGC